TGGTGGCGCCGTCGAAGCTGTCGACGAGGCCGAGGTCGAAGTCAGGCGTGATCGGCATCGGCCACCTCGCGGAAATAGATCGGGTTGAGGCGGTAGCCCCAGCCCTGGATGTTCTGGATCAGGTCAGGCGCGCCGGCGGCGGCGAAGATGCGACGAAGATGCGAGACATGCGTCTTCACGGCACCTTCGGTGGTCACGAAACCCATCTGGATGTGGGTGGCCTCGCCAGTCCGGGCGAGAGCGTAGAGCAGTCCCGCTTGCACTGATGAGAGGCGGAGATCGCGGCCGAGCCACGTCGCGCACGGCGGTTGGCGCCCAACCTGCAATGGGCCGCGGGTGATCGCTGGCGATCGATCAAGCTCATCGATCGCGCGCTGGCAACCCTCGCAGAACGCCATGGGCCGCCTCCGCTGAATAGGGGCGGGCCGCACCAAAGTGCGACCCGCAGATTGTCAGGCGGGCTTGCCGCTCGCCTTGCCCTGCTTGTCAGCAGGTTCGTCGCCGACCTTCTCGGCGACCTCCCGCTCGATCAGCAGCTTGCCGAGGGCGTCCGCCACTTCGGCTTCGTCGCCAGCCTTCATCGACAGCGTCGAGCCGTGGCTGAACTGGCGAATGGCTTTGATCTTCATGGCTTCAGTTTCCCTTCGTGGGGGCGGCGCGACCGCGCTTGTCGCTGACCTGGACGCCGGACGGCGCGGTGCGCCCTTCGACGCGGGTGTCAGGTTCCGCCGGGTCGGCGACAACCGGCACGACCTCGCCGGTCACTGCCGAGACATAGGTTGGCGCGGTCGAATGCGGCTCGCCGTAGGTGTGGACGATGCCGGGTTCCCGGCCGATCGGCTCTTCGCCTTCGAGCGACAGCGCGCCGGTCGCCACCATCTCGGCCGCGTCGGCTTCGGTCATCTCGCGCGTGTCGCCACGCTCATAGTCGCGGCCATTGCCGTGCATGGCGCGGTGAACCGTGTAGGTCTTGGTGGTCATGTTCTGCTCCCGCAGGAACGGGGCGGAGCCGGAGCCCCGCCCCGCCGGATCAGGCCGGGTTGAAGGCGCCGTCAACGAAAGCTTCCGGGCGGTAGACCGCAAACGACAGACGCTCCTCCTTGAGGATCGTCACCATGTTGCGCCGGAAATTGTCGCCGTCCTCGGTCGAGACCAGGACGCCAGACTGCTCGCGATCGAACAGCTGCGCCGCCAGGCGGAAAGCGCCGACCGTGAACTCGCCGATGGTCTGCGCCATCGTCGGCACGACGGGCAGGCCCCACAGCGTCGGCGAGAGCGAGCCCTGAGGGTTGCCGATGATGTAGCGGCCCTCGCTGTCCTTCGTCAGCTCAATCTCCGCCCAGTCGATCGGGTGCAGCACCTGTCCGTCCGCCGGGTAGAGCGCGAGCGCCACCTGCAGCTGGGCGATGCGGAGCTTGTCGATCTTCGTGGCGCCGGTGGGCGCGGTGAAGCCGGTCGGCACCGCATAGTCGGTCGCCTGCGGCTTGATGCCGAGCAGGTTCTGGCCCGTGCCGTCGCCCTTGAGCAGCTGGACGTCCTCGACGAAGTCCTGGCCATACTGGAGCCGGTTGTCGATAATCGACCGCAGACCGGGCGCATCCGCCAGGATCTCCGCCGACGCCAGAAAGTAGTGCGCGATCTTGCGAACGGGCGCCTGCTTCAGGTCGAACTTCAGCGTCGACTCCGGCTTCAGGGTGCCTTCCGCCACCATGCCGGCGTTGTTCGTGAAGCCCGTCTCCTGAACATACTCGATCGAGCTCGACGCCGTGGTGCCGGGCGCGACGAGGCTGCGGATCTTCAGCGGACGGTTCGGCAGAAGCAGAGCCGGGCTCTGCACCCGCTCGGTCCGCACCAGATCGCCGGCCGAGCCATTGGCATCGGTCGACAGGCTGGTGATCGCCTTCGCTTCCAGGCGCGCGGTCTTGCCCTGCTCCGCACCGCTGCCGAACGTGCTCTTGAACACGTCGCTCTCGACATACTGCTGGCCGAGCGACTTCGTCTCGACCGTCTGCGGGCCGCGGCGCATCGCCTTCTGTTCCAGTTCGGTGAGCAGGCCCTTCAGCTCGTTCATGCCGGTGAGCGCCTGGTCGGCGATCTCCTTGGCGGAGGTCGACAGGTCCTCACCCTTGCGGGCGCGGCCGATCGCGTCTTCGGCGATGCCCTTCACCTCGTTCACCTTGGTGTCGAGCAGCTGCTTCACCTCGACGGCCAGATCGGCCGCCGACTTCGTCTCGGTCGTCATGTTGGTGGTTCCATCTATGGGAGGGGCGGCGTCTCGCGACGCGGAAGCCCCGGGGGTTGATTAGGCGAGCAGCCCTCTCAGGAAGGCCGATCCATCCTCGTTCGCCGTGTCCGCAGGGACGCCCTGCCCAGCGAAGTTGACGCGCACGGCACGCTCAGCTTCGGCATTGGAGAGGCCGAGCGACTTCTTCAGCAGCTCTTCCATCTCCCGCGTCTCCAGCCGGTCCCCGGCCGCGAGACGCATCTGCATATCGTGGAGCGTCTTCACGCTCAGAACGCGGGCGCGGTCGTGCATCGGCACCGTCACCAGCGAAATCTCGTGCAGGGCGACCTGCAGCAGCTGCCGCGCCTTCTGCTCGAAACGCTGGCGCAGCGTGCGATAGCCGACCGACAAGCCCGTCAGCCCGCCCGACTTGGTGTGGGCATGGGCGTAACGGCCGTCGTCCGTGTCCATCGCGAACCGGCCTTTGACGTGCAGCCCCGCCGGCGTCTCACGCCACTCCGTCCACGCGCCGGCTGGGCGCTTCTGATCGTGGAAGAGCAGCATGGGAATGCTCTTCTTGCCCTCAAGCGAGGCGCTGATCGCGCCGGGCATCATCTGGTCACCGCCGTGATCGATGTCGCCATAGCCGGCGGCGATGCCTTCGATGACACCGTCGTCACTGAGGCTCTTCACGTCGAGGGTGAAATCGAGCTCGTTCATGCCGCGATCCTCCGAAAGATGCCGGGCGAGCCGTCGGCGAAGCTGGCCGGAACGAGCAGCCTTTCGCCGCGATCGACCACGCGAGTCTTCCCGTGCTCATCGGTGAAGACCAGCCACGGCAATGTCGGCGTGGCCTCAACCAGCACGCGATCAGCGCTCACCGCGTCACTCGCCCGACGGTGCCGTCGTCCTCATGGTCGTGCAGGCAGGACGGGCGCCTTACGCCCGCTTGCGAAAGCCCGGCCAAGATCTCCTCGGCCGTCAGCGGCACTGCGCCAGCGGCGTTCAACCGCGCCAAGTAATCTGCGCGCTGATCCTCGGTTAGTTCAGCCATGTCGAGCTTCTCAGGCGACGTCTTCCAGCGCCGGACCGCCGTTGTGGCCGATCAGCTTGTCGATCGGCTGGTTCTGCATCTGGAGCCGCACCACGTCCCCGCCGGTGACGGGCGGCAGGCCTTCCAGCTGACGAACCTCGTTGATCGTCATCCATCCGTTCTGCAGCGCGAGCTGATAGAACTCCGCACGAGCCTTGCTGTCGGCGCGGAGCAGGCCCTGCAGGTTGAACCTGATCTTCAGCCCGCGCGCGCGGTCGCCGGGGGTCAGCAACTGCTTCTCCAGCCACTGCTCGATGCGCTTGAGCCGGCGGCGCAGCGTGAAAACCTGAAAGGCGAGCGTCTGCTGCTCGATGCTGCTGCCAAGATGCGTGTTGCCCGCCGTGTGCCCGATCAGGTGGGGCGGCGTAGCGAACATCCGGCAGACTTCCTCTACCGAGAAGGCCCGGCTTTCCAGCATTTGCTGGTCGTCCGGGTTGATCGAAAGCGTCTCCCACTTGACCGCGTTGTTCAGCAGCAGCGGCCGACCAGCATCCATCGCCGCCTGGTAGCGCTCGAGCAGCATCTGCTCCGCATCGGCCATCTGGGTGGCGTTCAGATCCTTCTGCGCCACGAACGCGCCCTGTGTCCGCCCGCTCATCCTGAACGCCTGCCCGGCCGCGCGCTCGATGGCCTGCGCCATGCCGAACGTCTGCCGCCCCATGGCGATTGTGGAGAGGCCGCCCAGCGGGCCTCCACCGAAGCCGCGGATGTGGAGCATGCGGCTGGCTGGCTCGACCCGGCGGCCAGTGCCATCGCGCCATTCATACTCGATCTCGCCATCCTGCCGACGGCGGACCATCATCCCCTCAGGCGACACCGGGACATGCAGGCCAATCACGCGCCCGCCCGCGCCACGCTCAACCTCGCAATAGCTATTGCCATAGAGCTCGATCGACGCGGATGTGAACTCCATGAAGTCGAGCGGCGTCTGATCAGCGTTCGGGCTTTCGGACAGCACGCGGTAAAGCGGGTGATCCCACTCTTCCTCGTCGACGCCGCTCCGGCTGCCCCGGTAGATAATGATGGGCAGCGAGCCGATCGTGCCAGCCAGCAGGTTCACGCACGCCCAGGCGGTTGCGAGGCTGAGGACCGAGTTGCCGTCGACCCGTTCGCCGGAATGGCTTTGGCGTCCCTGCGACATGGCGGCCGACAGGCGGGGATCGGTCAAGCCAAGGTCCCGCGCGACCCACTGCCACG